AGCCACCCAACTGTCCATGGTGGCGTCCTGTTGCATTTTCATCATGAGAACCATGGTTCTCTTGTGTGGTCTCTGTTTCCATCCATACCACTTAGAGACTTTACCCTTGTCATGAGGCGGTTCTTTACCAACTGAATAGTATTGATCAGCTGTCATGTCAATCACAAATCCAGTCTCACGATCTTTCAACCACCAGTGAAGATCTCCTCTGTAATCTCTAGCACTCATGGGATCAAGAGTATCAGTATCAAGGAGATAATACATAGCCTGAGTTGCATGATAACAATGCCCATACATGGGATTGGTCTCATTCTCAACACGATACTTCTTAGTAAGAAGATCTGGCGTGAGGCATTCCCTCAGTCTCCGTGAACACTCAAGGATCATGGAGATAGTGTAAGGAACTTTGTGATAGTGAAGGATGTCTTTTTTAATGACGATCCATTCACTTGTACCTTTTTGATAACAAGGTCTCTCTAAGATATCCACTCTGGTCTTTTCAAATAAGAACTTGGCACAATTTCCCACCATTCATTCCCATCAAAAATATACAACTTGCGTGTATCTTTGTCAAGGAAAACATCACCCTTATTTAAGTATTTTTTTATATACTTAACAGGATTTTTTTCACCAATAAGTTCTGGAATCCAAGGTGTATTCCAAGAAGAGCAAATAAAATCACTCATTATCAAGAATCTCAATGTGAGACAAAAACTGTGATGGAGTATTCCACCATATCATCTGGGTATCTTCCCAGTTGTCAAAAATTACAAAATCACCATGAGCATCAACAACCTTGTATCGGTGGCGAATGTATGGTTCTTTAGAGGTCTCAGTAAAATACCGAGAGTCCTTCTTATCAATCAGTTTCATCAGAGGAACTGTTTCAAATAATCCAAACCCCAGTCTAACGTATGAGAGGGGATGACGTCAACATTTTTCTCAAGAATATATCGTGCTTCGGTCAAACGCTCCAACCCACATGCCCTTGCCGATGCTTTAGAAATAGCATAGAACTCCACCAGTGCCTCACTATCACCTTTCTTGAACCCACGGACATAGAAGTCTCTTGCTTCTCGCATGAGTTCTTGAGTCTCGGGTGCGAAGGTGATAGTTTCCTTCTTGAAAGGAATTTCCATATTCTTCATACAACCCATACTGAACTTCATTGCCTTTCGGGTTTCGTAGACAGAGAGAGCAAAGATTTGTCCGTCTCTGTAGGCATGTTGAATAACACCATTACTACATTCCATCACACGGAGAATGGCAACTTTGTCCAGTTCTTCACTAGGAAGGTTTTCGTAGAGTTTTTTCCAGTTTTTCATAACGATAGTTGGATAATTTTTGATGCGTCAATAGTAGAAAAAAATGCTTCTAAACCAACAATGTCCCAAGTCCTAATCTTAACAGCAAAAGGGAGCATTGCTAAATTACCAATAAGTCGAATCCAACATCCCCAATAAACAGAAACATAAAGAATAAAGAAGTATCCAATAATTAAACAAATACTTCCCAGGACACGCAATTGGTTTGCATTCATTCAAGTGGTCTCACAAATTCATTTGAAACAATGTCGCGGGCATCAAGTGCCTCATACATATAGGTTGCACCAGACCTTGGGTTTGTGTGGTCTCCACAAGTAAACACATCACATACCGCCATACCATTCTCTGGCCAAGTGTGAATACTGATGTGGGACTCAGAAAGCAGAGCAACAGCAGTGACTCCTTGAGGGTCAAACTTGTGGGACTGAACCCCAAGGAGAGTGCTCTCTGCGAGGGCAGCAGCATTCACAAGAACATTGCGAATGTGTGCCTCATCATCTAAAAGTCCAAATGGACAACCCTTAAGGGTAAAGAGAATGTGTCTCATCAACCGAAAGTGGAATCAGGTTCCAGAGCGATATAGTAAGTAAGGTTGTATTTGGTATTGGTAAACTGAGAAAGCAGTTTGGAGGAGACAACAACATCATAGGCACCAGGAATGATCTTGATGTTTTCTACTTTGAAGTTGAAAGTAAACTCTTGGTCAGTCTCACCAACAACGATGGCATACTCGTTAGAAGTATCATTCTTCTTATCACGCACCACCAGTTTGATGACACCTGCTTCACCAACGGCAGACAGGTCGGGCAGTTGATACACTGCTGCTGCCTTCACCAGTTTCTCCAGAGAAGTGCTGTCCAGTTGGAAGCAAACATCTTGAGTGGGAAGTTGAATGTCCTTCTCAGGAGGAGCAATGATGACGTTAGGATCAGCAAAGAAATACTTCACACGACGCTTACCTTCACGGATGCTGAGGTAAGACTCTTCCTTGAAGTCAAGGTCAGGGTCTTGGTGCAGACTCAAACCATTCAGAAACTGGTTGAGATCATAGATGGCAAAGTCACGAGGAAACTCTTCAGTGATGTCTGCCTCTGCGAGGATGTTCTTAGCAACAGAAATAGTGCGAAGACGGTTACCCTCTTTCACAAGGATGGAGTTGTTGATACCCGCAAAGTTCTTCAGAATGGTCAGGGTATTGTCGGACAGTTTCATGTTGCTCATTGGTTGTAAGTTTCACGGACAGCGTTTTTGTCATTGTAGTTCATCAGAAGAACCGCATAATGAAGGATCTTCATAATATCACGGCGAGCACTTCCCTTCTTATCATAACGGGAAGCATACTTGAGAATATTACTGCGACAGAATGCCTCACCATCGCCGCACGCTTCAATCAGGTCAAGAGTTTGAATCTGTTGGTCACCAGCAGAATAGTGTTGGTTGTAGGTTCCACGAATGTACTCAAGAAGTTCCTTGACGATCTCTTCTTCATTGTACTTCCAAGGAGTTGCGGGGGAACTTGGAATCATATCAGTAGTCATTGTAAAAGTGTTTCCATCCATGTTTAGTTCATCATAAATGAAGGACCAGATGTTAGTCATAACCAATTATATCAGAAAGGTGCTTCGGACGCAACTTCTTCACTGGGGAGTTGGAAGTCGGCGTCAACTTTGTCATAGAGTTCAATGAAAGATTGTTTGGTTTCGTCGTCAAAGCGGTTGACGCACACTTGGATTGCTTTTGCCTTGTCACCGAAGATGCTGTAAGCACGAATGATGTGGACAAGACGGCGGGTGGAGATGATCTCTTCAATGCCACCATCGTAGAAGGTCTTACGGATGATGTCTGCCCAGTCAGTCAGACGCTTACAGAAGTCAGTGTCGTTGATACCCAGAGAGGAAGCAATTCCCTCAAGGATCTTCTGTTCAGTCTTAGGAGTCGGATACTCCTGCTCGAAGGTGACAGGGAAACGCTCAAGGAACGCCTCATTCAGAACGTTGGTGCCGATGAAGCGACCATCGTCAGAACCCTTACCCTTGGTGTTAGCAGTGGCAATGACGTTGAAACCAGCAGCAGGCTTGACCCACTTACCAATCTTCTTAAGGAAGACTCCCTTGCCTTCTAGAATGGACTGAAGGCAGAGGATTTTATTGGAAGCCAGGTCGATTTCGTCCAGGAGAAGGACTGCTCCTCGCTCCAGTGCTTCGATGACGGGACCGTTGTGCCATGCAGTATTCCCATCAACAAGCCTAAAACCACCCACCAGGTCATCTTCATCAGTCTCAATCGTAATGTTGACTCGGATCAGTTCCCGCTTCAGTTGAGCACAAGCTTGCTCCACACCGAAAGTTTTACCGTTACCAGAAAGTCCCGTAATGAAAGTAGGATAGAAAAGACGGGACTCAATAATTTTCCGAATATCACCAAAGTTACCAAACTTGACGAAGGTATCATCTTTCGCGGGGATAAGGTTTTGCTGTTCCTGAGCGGGAACAATTGCAGCAGGTGCCTGGTAGGTTTTCTCCATTTGTTCCCGAACGGTAAGGTTCCACTTACCACGACCAATTTTGTAATCGTTAAGTTTATTGGTAACGGTCTGGTAGTTGGCACCATTCATAGCACACCAGGCACGGATGTCGGCGGCAGTCACAGACTCTCCATACACTGCTTGGAGAGAAGTGCGGATGTAGTCGGCGGAGATGGTCATTGAGTGGTTTGTTTGAACTGAAGTTATTATAGTACTAAAAAGGGGGTCCGAAGACCCCCAGTGGACGGTTTGAAAAGTGTCCTATCTAGAGCTACTTCTACGGAGAGTTTTCTTATGGGACTTGTAGGGGGCGGGCTCTTTTACAGGCTCTGGAGCAGGTGCTTCCTCAACTACAGGTTCAGGAACTTCTACTTCCACTACAACTTCTTCCACTACTGGTTCGGGAGCAGGTGCTGGAGCAGCAGGTGCTGGCTTCTTACCTCCCAATAGATCTCCAAATCTAGACATTGCTTTTATCGAATACTTTTAGGTATTTATTAAGCAACAAGTTCCACAAACTCTCCAAGGATCTTTTTATTCATCTTCTTGGACTTGAGACTCTTAGCGAAGGCAGATTTGATTTGGGTCTTGGTAGCGTCCTCAGCAACTTCAAAGTCAGCGTCCTGAGCGAGAGCATTGGCGGAAAGACCGAAGTAAGTATGATACCCAGAATTTTTGAGCGAGAAGGCACGCTGCTTTTTCCAGATAGCCATAGTCTTATCAGTTTCCTCACTCATGTATCCACAGTAGCGACGAATAAAACTACCAGCGTCACGAGACTCAAGCACTCGGATACCAATGAAGTTGGTATCCTTAAAGTTATCGCGGAGGTTACGGAGTAGAACATCAGTAAACTCATACCACTCACAGTCAAGAGAGTAGGTCATACCAGTCTTGCGATCACGCAGATAAGAGTTTGGGTAGATATTAGAAGTCCCCATGAAGGGTTCCTCCTCAAACTGGCGTTGAATTTCACGGTGATACTTAAGCATTGCTGCCTCACCGTCAGTCAAAACAACACACTGAACTTTCTGCAGTTTGTTTTCTTTCTGAAACTTAGGAAGAATTTGGTGGAGGGCAATGAGAGTCTCATTCAGGGGGGTGCCTGAGAGACTCAAACCATAAGGAATATTATAACGAACATAAGAGTTCCAACGGAAAGCATTAGCAATGCGAAAAATGTTCTTCATTTGTTCTTCCATGGTCTTACCGTTAGTCTTGCTGGTGAGCATGTTCATCAAAGAAAACCACTCACCAACCTGAACCAGACCATCTTTCTTGGTATAAGCAAGTTCGCGTAGGGTTGCTTTACCATCCTCACCATAAGAAACTAGAGGATAGTCGCTAGTGAAAGCATAAACCTCAAATGGAATAGCAACTTTCTTACAGAACCACACAAGGTTGAAGAGTTGCTTGACCGTATCCAACATTACATCACCCATAGAACCAGACCAGTCAAGGATGAAAACCAAACCATGGTTCTTACCGTCGGCAAGGGTAGTTACTTTCTTGAAAAGGTCTTCATTGTACTTGTAGGTGTGGAGTTTGGTGCAGTCAAGAACGCCAGTGCGAGCAGTGGTAGCACGGGCATAAGAGTCTGCCGCTTTCTTACATTCAAACTCTTTGACCAGGTAGTTTACTTCTTTCTGAGCAGCACGCTTGAACTCCAAGAACTTCTTATCAACTTCACCAAAGATTTCTTCGGAGGAGTATTCTTGTTCTTCGATCCAAGAACCCCAGTATTCTTTACACTTATCATGGATTTCGGAGTTAGGTACGATAATTTTATTCAGGTCAAGTTTGGGCAACTCAAGATAGACATTCTCAGGACCACCATTCTCAACCAACTGCTTCAGTGCTTCCTCAAGAGACTCCATGGTCTTGACTTCAGGTTCTTCATTGGTTTGACCACCAGAGGAAGTAGTTTGTTGTTGCTCCTCTGCTTGGGTTTCACCTTCACCTTCACCATCACTTTCACCTTCTTCCTGCTGATCGGAGAAGTCTGAAGCAGGTTCGGTAGCACCACCTTGCTGAGACTCAAGATCATCCATAGGAGTCTTGGTTTCTTCCTGCTGCTTTGCCTTGCAGAAGTTATAGAGTGCTTCTGCAGCAATAAGAACATCAGAGAAGGTTTCAGTCTCTCCAACCATAGAGACGATATCCATCTCATCATCCTCAAAGGGGATGTTTACAAAGTTACCAAGTTTGTAGTAGAGGTTAACTTTATCAGCAAGGTTGTAAGTGGTAAGGTCGTCGTCAGCAATTTGGAAGAAGTCTTCCTCACAAAGTTCTTCATAACCTTTGTAGAAGGTCTTAGAAAGACCAGCATAACGACGCTTCATCAGTTTCTCAATGCGAGCGTCTTCAACCACATTCACAAACTGAGGTGGAATCTTGTGAGTCTCTAACCAGTTCTCATCTGGAGTGTAGAGAGCATGACCAACCTCATGACCAACCAGAAGGTCATAGACGGTGTTGCTTGCCTTCTCCCACATAGGAAGAGTCAACACACGGGTGTGGACATTGAAGCAAGCAGTCTCAACCTTCTTGTGCTCAACCACAAGATCCTCAGTAGCAAGAAGTTTGGCGAGTTGGGACTTGATTTCGTGGCGAACGGTCATTGGTCTGTTGCGTATGGACCTATTATACAAAAAAAGGAGGTCCGAAGACCTCCCAGTGGACAGTTTGAAAAGTGTCCTCAGACACCTTTCAGAAGTTTGAAGTCAGGTCCTACACCTTTACCAGGCTTGTACAATGGTTCACCAGTTAACTTATTCTTCATACCAGCTTGAGCATTCTTTGCTGCTTGAGTTCCACCCTTAACATCAGCAACATTAACAGTATACTTCTCAGCAATAGAATTTCTCTCTTCTTCGGTCATAGAGACCATCTTCTGAATGGCTTCCTCTTCAGTAAGACCTTCGCTTACTAGGTGACCCTTGACGATATCAAAGAGATCAGCACCCGCTAACTGAAGTGTCATTTTCTTCTTAGGAGCAGGAGTTTGCTTCTCTCCAGGAAGATGTGGGCGACCACCAGGAGCCTTAGGAGTTCCAGGTCTACCTGGTTCGCCAGGAAGTGCTGGTCCACCAGCCTCATCAAGTTGCTCCTCAGCAACAGTCTCTTCTTGGATTTCTTTGGTCTGTGGTGTATGAATGCTACTGTACGCTTCTCTAAAAAGGCGAAGTTCCTTGGAGTCCATTTTACAAATACTTTTTAGTTATTTATTCACCCTTATATTTTGTATTATAACGCTTACCACGCCAAGTGAACTCTTTCTCCCCAGCAGCACGAGCAGCAGCAAAAGTCTTATCAAAATCTTTAGCAGCAGCACTTAGTTTTGGTGCTTCTCTTTTTACTGGTTCCGCCTTTACTGGTTCTACTGCTTTCTGTACTGGTTGCGATTTTGGTGTTCTTGGAAGTGCGGGGTCACTTTCAGGTGCTCTATAACGACTGTGACCTGGACCAATTTGACCACCATGGCTTACAGTTGTCGCCAAGTCTCTCAGACTTGTAAATAGGTTATCTTTTGGATTAAATACTTTTCGTGCCTGGTCAACAGCACCTAGAGCCATTCCAGCAAAACCTAGTCGTCCACCCAAAGTCTTAGGATTCAATGCTCCTTTTACTACCGAAGAAGCGTTGAAAGTAGGTTTAGGAGTATTCAAAGCAGTTCTTGCTTTAATACCAGCATCTGCAGGTGGTAAATTAAAAATATTCCTTGCAGGGTTTGGTCCGATTGGTTTTGTTGATCCTGGACCAAATTGTGGTTTTGGTGCTGGAGTATCTAACCCATATTTGGCAGAAACCTGTTGAATGTTAGGAACACTTCTAGACCCCAACATACCTTGAGTCTGGTTAGGAGTAGGAATAGGTTTGGCTGGTGGAAGTAGTCTAGTTGGAAGTCTGCTAGATTCGGGTTTAGGAAGTCCTCTTTGTGGTTGTGGTTTCTTTGGAAACTGATTCCAAGGATCACGAATAGGTTTTGCCATTTCAGGTTTCTTAACCTTTTGCCTAGGAGTGGTTACTCGTTCTTCAGCAGGTTTCTTTTGAGGAAGGAATTCAAGCATTTTAGCAAGACCACCAAGGAATACTTGAGTTGGATCAAAACCTTGCTCAACCATCATAACCATAGCACGGGTAGCATCTTCTGGAGAAAGTCCTTCTTCTTCAGTAAGATAAGAGTAAACCTTGTCGAAGTTGTCCATCTACACAAACACTTTTTAGGTATTTATGAAAAAAGAAACGTCCCCGTGTTGGAGACGCTTCTTGAGTGCTTGGCGACGTGCCTTTGCTTGTCGGAGTGCTTGCGGTTTCAGTTTTCGCTTCTGCTCCTTCTTAGAGTGTTTCTGCCAGTTAGGGACATTCATTGGTCTTGTGATGCTGAGGACATCTTACGGGAAAAACCTTTTACTTTTTCAAACCTTATGACACTTTCGAATTTGTCGAGCATGTCTTGTTTATGAGAGATAACAAAGATATTAGCGTCTTTAATGACGTAACGGATAATCTTAAGAAACTCATCAGTGCCGAAGCCATCAAGAGAGGAATCAAATACCTCATCCATAATCAGCAGGTTTGTATTAGCAGAGTTTTTGACTCTCGCTACTTCACGCCAGGTGAAGAGTAGGGATAGGTCGATTCTCATTTTCTCACCCTCGCTAAAAGAAGAATATGAAAAGTCTTCGTGAATGGGTGACTTGACTGTTTCGTTAAACTCTTCGTCAAGATGGAAGTTAATATAAAAATCCATCATCTGAAGGTAACGATTGACCTGCTGATTTATGAACGGAAGATACTTCTTGATTATCTTCGTTTTTACACCATCGTCCTTAAGTAAGGAATAGGCAAAATCGTGATATACGATTTCTTGTTTTTTGTCTGAAAGGTCTTCTATTGTCTTTTGGAGATTTTCTCTAAATTCTTCTAATTTCTCATGTTCAGAATTTCGGTTTGCAAGGTTCTCGGTAATAGTTTGAATTTCATGCTCAAGATCTCTGATTTGTCTCTGGTTGAGGCTAATCCGAGTATTGTTTTGAGAAATGCCATGCGTTAAGTTTGTGATCTCCTGGGAAAGGTCGGTGAATTGACGCTCTCTTTCCTGTTCGAACTTGATAGTGTTTTCGAGTTCTTCGTAACCTTCCTTTAGTTCCTTTGCCTTATTTTGAGCGTCCGTAATTCTATTTAACCGGAACTCTTCTTCTATACTTTGAGTACATGTAGGGCATACCGTATTTTCACTAAAGAACTTGTGCTCTTTGGTAATTGTGCTTACTTTCTGGGAGATTTTACCTCTTAGATTGTTTAGTTTTACTAACTTTTTGCTAGCATCTGTAAGACCTTGTTGCTGTTCAGTAAGTTTCTCTACCTGCTCGTTGGTCTTATCATTCTCTTCCATGTAAATGCCAACTTCTTTGAATAAGTTGGTAATTTTTTCTTTATTGGCATTGATATTGGCGTTTCCCCTATTCTCCAACTCTTCGATGAATTCTTTCTGCATCTTCATCTTGTCCTTGAGAGTTTCTTTCTTCAACTCAAGAGACTTAACTTGAGACTTCTTCTCTTTGATATTATCTTTGAGGATATTATTCATCGCAGAGAAGATACGAATATCCAGAAGGTCTTCAATAACCTCACGACGATTAGCAGAGGTCAACTGCATAAACGGCACAAACGTGCTGCTACCCAAGATAACGATTTGGGTGAAAGATTTGTAGTTTAGCTTGAGAATATTCTCTTCCAGAATACGCTGCATCGCACGGTCATCTGCTTCACGATGTAGCGGAGTACCATTGACTACAATATCAAACACAGAAGGTTTGATACCACGACGCACAAGGTACTGACGAGTATTGATACTAAACTCAATCTCAACCACACATTCACGCTCGTTGGTAGTGTTTACCAACTGTGGTTTATTGATCTTACGATATGGTTTATTGAACAATGCAAAGGTAAGTGCGTCTAATACTGTTGACTTACCTGCACCATTTGTACCAACGACAAGGTTAGTTCTATGTTGGTTTAGTTGAACTTCCGTAAACTGGTTTCCAGTGGAAAGAAAGTTTTTCCATCTAATCTTTTGAAAGGTTATCATTCAGTTTCGGGGGAATAACGATGTCGTTTGGGGTTATCACTGCGTATTTGTAATTATACATCCTACAGGTCCTTATAGCAAGTGCTCCATCAACTTCTACAACATCCATCTCAACATCATCTTCTTCTTCCGCAAGCATCATAGCGTATCGGTCAGCATCATCTTCTTCCTCAAAAAGAAACAGAACTTTATTTCCTTTTTTATCTTGGACGGCATAAGCACCGTCATCTTTTCTGTCTTTAAGAGTAAGAAGAAACACTACTCAACCTCGCACGCTTGTGAATATATCTTTTGCAGAATGCCCTTTACGATAGATTTATCACATTCCATTTCTGCTTCATCAATATATCTATTCAAGATAGAAATAGTGTTTTCACTCTCCTCAACTTCAAAGTCTTCACCTGCTTGTATCTCAAAGTTCTCAACGATCTTGAGTTCTTGAATACCAGCAGAGTAGAGTTTATCAATAAACTTCTCAAAGTCTTTTGGTTTGCTCTTCTTCTTGACGATGACTTTTACAATCTTACCTTGATACTCACGAGCATCAAAAAGTTTGTAATTAGTATCTTCATAATAGATATTGAAGAAGATACGGTATGGATTATTGACTGGAGTATGTTCTAGAGTTTCGGTATCGAAGATGTGAAAACCACGAGGGTCATTCACATCATTCCAAAACATCTCATAGGGATTACCTAGGTAGAAGATTTTTCCATCATCCGATCGAGTGTGATAGTGTCCCGAGAAGACATGGGAGAACTTCTCAAATAGTTCGCAGTCCATACCGTCTTCCATGACGTGCCCGCGATGAGCTCTGAATCCGTTAAGCTCAAGGTGCCCCATCGCACATACGCTAGATGAAGCTTTAATAGATGAGACAGTATTTTCAAAATTTTCATTATTGATCCAAGGAATAAAAAGTGTATTTAAGTTTCCGAGTTTGACTTCTGTTACTTCTGGATAGACAATAACATTGTCGTATTGCTTGAGGAGAAGACCAACAGAGTTGACTTGGTTGGTATTCTTGTAGTAGGCGGTATGGTTTCCAACAATAGTATGAACCGTGATACCCATCTGGTGTAGACGGTCATAATAGTTTTCTTTCGCCCACTCCAACGCCCACAGGTCGATAGACCTTCGGTTGTCGAAGGTATCTCCCATATCTACAACGACTTTAATGTCGTGCTCTTCAAGATATGGGAAGAAGATATCGTCGTAAAATCTTTTAAAATGGTCGTGAAGGAATTTCGAAGACTTACGGGCACCGAAGTGCTGGTCCGTGATAATAGCAACCTTCATCGATTCTTGTAAGTGATAGCGTCCTTAATGCTATTATAGTCCGAACTATGCCCAGAAAGCAAGCTATCGTCAACCATCATGACTTCATCGTAACCAGTCTTTTCAATGATCTTGGTCTTGATTTCCAGTTGCTTCTTTTCCTTCTGGATGCGTCTCAGGAAGGCGTAGTGAATGATTTGAGTAAAGTATGCGAATGGGTTCTTAGACTTCTCTGGGTCGAAGTTATGAATGTATTGAACACAGTTTTCAATGCCGTCAGAGATCATATCATCCCTGAACATATAGTTCACAAAGTTGGGTTTGTATGATAAGTGAGTAGCAATCTTCAGAAAGCAGTCACCAAGATAGTTTGGGATAGGTGGTTTACCTTCCCATCGTTTTGCTCGGTCTTCCCTAGTGGGTTCTCTACCGTTGAGCTCTAAGAAACTTTTTTCTACCTTGGAACGATAAACAATAAGAGCTTCTAGAAGCTCTTTGTTGTTGACGTAATGCTCTGATTTCTTTCTGGACATAACATTGTTGTATTCAATAATATTTTGTTATGTATATTATACCATACTTTAGAAGCTTGACAAGTTCCTAAAATGTGTGTAGACTACCTTTGTCCCGGTTAAAGATGGGATTTAGCTATCTTTAAGATCTTTATTACTCTTATAGATTCTTTCCAAAGTTTTTCTAGCATCTTCTACTGAAGATACATATCCCATATTCTTTGTTACTTCTGTTTTACCAGTAGAAGAAGATGATGAGTTTTTCAATAGAGGCATATCATCGTCATCATCTTCTAGATATCTATTGTAAAACTCAATAACATTTTCATCAGTTATTTCAGTCATAGTAATAATCTTATCAAGTTTTACAACAAAGAAATCATCACCTGGTATTGACATCCAAGGTTTTATTTTTATACCGTAAGAATTACGGATAGAGATTACCTTCATCATTACTGGGTTTTGTAAGATCAGTACAGGGTCTCCATCGTTCTCATCTAGACAGACAAGGGCAAATATTTCTTCACCAGTAATAAGTTTTATAGAACTATAGAATTCATCTCCCATTAGTTTTTAAGCGGAATGTTTACAATATCGTAGTTAAAGTTTTCTTCGTTATAAACTTTAATTCTTTCTATCAGATGATTAAGGGTATAATTTCTCCTAGATTTGTAGGAAATGTCGTCAGCAATATCATATAAAGTTGCTTTTGTTTTATTATTGCCTTTTCTGAGCACTCGTCCAATGCTTTGGAGATTTCTGATTCTGGATTTTGAAGGAGAAGCAAAAATAACATTATGGAGGTTTTTAATGTTAATACCGGTAGAGAACGTTCCGTAAGAAGCAACAATAATAGCGTTATTTTCTCTCTCCGTAATTTCCCTTACCTTCTCCCTATCTTCTGTCGCCACTCCACCATGAACAAAGAAGACGTGACGTTCATCTGCCTTAGAGTTATTTATTAAATCGAATAGGGGTTGTCCGTGCCCTTCAACACGGGAGAATAGTATGAGCGTATTACCTTTAAGATCAAGGGCAAGGTTACGTATAAACTTGTTTCGTCTATCATGATTGATAATGTACTGGACTTCTTCTTCAAAGTTTTCAAACTTATGGGCAGGGTGTTTCAATAGAAGCACGTTGATATCTAACTTAGCAACGTGCCCCTTCTTCATCAGTTCTTCGGTCCTGATGATCTTGTAGGAGGGACCGAATAATCCCTCCAATACCCATTTATGAGTCTGTGTTCCGTCTAGTGTGCCTGTAAAACCGAAACGATATTTACAGTCAGCAAGCTTAGACATTATAGATATTAAAGACTTAGACTTAAACTGGTGTGCTTCATCTCCAACAACCACATTAAATCTTGAGAAGTATTTGCGGGGAAGTTTGTAGATGGACTGCCAGGTCGTGATGATGACTTGTGAGTCGGTCTCTCTTTCTTTCCCCGCATAGATCTTGTGGCAATATGAACCTACGTCCCACCCATAGTCTTCAAAGTCTTTATACATCTGTTCTACAAGGGAAGTCGTTGGCACGACTATCAGAGTATTTTGTCCTTTCTCAACGTAGTATCTCACAATCGAGTATATCATCAACGACTTTCCAGAAGCAGTTGGAGATATCAATAGCTTTCTATTATGTCTTAGGGCGTCGTATACTCCCTCTACTTGATATTCGCGGGGGGAGTAATTACAAATAGCATTCATATAATCCTTCACACCTTCCTTTGAAATGAAGTCATTGACCTCAAAAGGAAGACCATAGAATTTGTTGTCAGCAAACTCATAGGTATATTCATGGTTCTCACAGAACCTCGTTAGTTTATCCAATAACCCGACATATATCTCACCAGTCTGGGTATTGAATAAACGAATTTTTCCGTCCCAGTACTTACTACGGTACTGAGGCATAAACTTTGCTCCTGGAACCTCAAACGTAAACTGGTCTGCTAACTCGTAGTAAACGTGAGGTTCCGCTTGAACTTGAAGGTATACTTCATTCTTCTTCGATATAATCAAATGAGACATAACCCATAAGTATCACCTATGGGTATTTATTCTCCCATCTTAAACGTATATTCCAACAACAACCTTTCGAAAAAGTCTTTTAGTTCTTCTAGTCTTTGCTTCTTATCTGGGCACGACACCCAATTTTGTAAATGAAGACTTATTGACTCGTGAATCTGTCTTACATCTTCGATCCCCATATCCATTGAGATATAGGGAAGGTTTTCATCAAAGTCTTTTTCGTAAAGATGGTCGTCGTCCATTAGTTGAAACCTGCTTGGAAGCGATGCCACTCTATGGCATTCTTGATTTGAAAAGTTCTGTTTGAAATAGTTTTGATAATATCTTCAAGGAACTTCAACATCACATCATAATATCGGATCTTGATATCCAGTTTAGTTAGTTTCTCATCTGCCTCCAGATGCCTCTGTAAGGCGTCCTTTTCTCTAACTTTATATGGGAAAGGTTCTTCCTCGTACACCTCTGCTGGTGCCTTTCCTGTGTAGTAATTGTAGCGTTCTAGTTTTACTTTGTTGTAAGTCTCTCTTGCTTTTTCGCGCAACAAAGTAATAGTATTATAGACAGTATAATACTTAGCGTGAAGTTGGGGTATTTTTAAAGACTCATCATGTAGATTATCAGGGTCGATCTGAGAGTCACGCTCCCACATCTCCTGAATTTGGTCAAGGTTCATAAGCGAGTTCTGCCGTCAGAATCTACGATAATATACACAGTATACTTGAATGTTGCTTCTGCTGTAAAGTACTGTATGTCAGTTGCTGAAGTGTCAAACTCCAGGGACGTTAGGGACACTGGGAACAGGTCTCTGAACTTTACAATACTGTTTACTCTATAATTGCTGTTTAGGATGGACAGACTACCATCACTAAACTGCTCCTGTAGTTGATCTTTTACACCAAATTCGTCGGTTGTGAGGTCAATAAAGTCTTGTGGAGTTTCTGGGAAACCAAGTCCAGTCAACCAGTTGTGAACCGCCATGTAGTTGGTCATGTCCTCATCAACCAAGAACCTAAGGGTTAGGTCACCATAGGTTAGTTTTTCACCAGGAATATCAATATCCTTAAGGTATGATGACTGTGTTGCCAACTGTAAGTTTATTTCTGGCAGTCTAGCACTAGTGCAGAAAAAATCAACCTTTGGGTGCTTAGACAAACTAAACTGAAACCCAGTTGGTGATAAGAAGTTTCTGTTTTGTATTTGGTTTCTAAACTGTGAAACAGTCATTATCAGTTTTATTTGTATTTAGATAAAAAAAGAGGGTCCGAAGACCCTCTTGATAGATATGTGAACCGAGATCACATGAGATTCTGAACCTTGACTCTTCTGTAGTAGCGGTTGACGTTCTGGGTGAGAGCGCCAGCACCAACAGTAGTGCCCTGAGCGAATGGGTTGGCGACCATGCCGTAGCGGGTCTTGAAGCCAATCTTGGGCTGGAAGGTGTCCTGACCAACGGCACGAACCATTTGGAGAGGAACGTATGGGCAGTAGAATAGTCCAGCGTCATAAGGGGAAGCACCCTTATAACCAGCAACGTAGTACTGGTCGGCAGCGAGGTTAGCCGAATATGGGTCGATGTAGACGCGGAACTTACCAGCAAGAACACCAGCGAAGGTGTTACCGGTGTCGTCAACGTTAAGGTTAGCGTTGAGGGCAGGGGTGTAGTCGAGTACACCAGCCATCGTGAGGGCGGAAGCAACGTCTGCGGAGCAGAGGATCATGTTGCCCTTTCCTCTACGAGTTCTCTGGGCGATAGCGTTAGCATCACGCTCGATCTGGAAGATCAGACCCTTGAACTTCTCAACACTCCAGCGACCGTTGGAGTCAACGTCGAGGTCGAAAGCACCTTGAGTAGCAACGTTAGTAGCAGCGCCTTGCTCAGCAACACGGTAGATAGTTCTGATGACTTCGCGGTTGATCTCAGCCAGAATCTCAGTGGAGAGAATGTTGGCGAGTTCCGCTTCAGCGTTCAGACCGTGGATTGCCTTGAGGTCCTGAGCGAGTTCTAACGAGTACTCAGCTTTCAGAGCTCTTGACTTGGCGGTAACGGTGACCTTCTCGATCGAGAATGCCATCTCGTTGAAAGCGTCTCCAGAGGTGCCGAGATCTTCAGCATCGTCTGTACGCATACCCTGACCTACGCTGTAGGTAGAACCAGTGATACCTGAAGTTGGGTTAAGGGCAGCAGGGTTAGAACCGACTTGACCGGTTGTACCCATACCAACGCTACCAGCGGTGAATCCGTTGCTGAGGTCGAAACCTTCGTTCTGACCAGAGAAGGCAGAATCGACTTCATCGAACAGAGCTTCAGCACCACTCTGAGTCTTATACTTGGAGCGCATCGCAAAGATGAGTCCAGTAGGTCCGCTCATTGGTTGAACGCCAGCGAGGTCATAAGCGACCAGGTTAGGCATTGAGCGGCGGATCAGGGAGATCAGAACTGGGTCGAAACCAGCAACGGTCTGACCGCCTGAACCGGTGTAACCACCGTTACCAACAGAGTTGGTAGGTGATTCGTAAAGGAATTCACGCTCTTCTTTGAGAGCGACTTCTTGGTTCTCCAGGAGTTGAGCGGTAACGGCTCTACGATGTGCATCCTTGATAGGATCCATTCCTTCGTAGTCCAGAAGGGGTGCCCACTTCTCCTGCAGATGCTCGTTTAGGGGCATTTGCATTTGAACTTTACCTCTTTAAAAAAGTTTAGTTTGAACTGTTATTATTTAGAAATCACTTTTTAGCGACTCTTCTCAGAGTATCCATGTAGGATTCCATTAGTGGGGATGCTGATGTTGAACCAGCAACCTCGGTGCCTTCAGAGATGGTCTCTGAGTGATCTCTTTGAGCACTGGCACTTGGGAAGTATGACTCCTTCAAGGTGCCTAGTTTCTCACGATAGTCTGCTTCACTTTCAAACTCAACATTTTCAGCAAGAGTAGCGAGCTTGTCTTTCTGGGAAAGGGCAAGTCCTTCAGCAACTTCAGCAAAGATGACATCAGCAACTGACTCAGCTAGTCTCTTATTTAGAGCAACGTTTCTTTCGATTTGCTCGTTGAGTTTACCTTCCATTTCATCAAGTTTATCTACCATGCTCTCGATTACATCATATCTTTCTTCAGGGATAGTTACATAATGATCTTCAAAAAGACTCTTCATTCCAGTTAGGAACGATTCGGTCATTTCAGTCTTGAGACCGTGCTCAACGGCGAGAGCGTTCTCTTGGATCCACTCATCAGCAACATACTCAAGGTATGCGTCGAGTCTTTCGGTCAGACCTTCTTTAATGGTTTCAATCTCTTCTACGAGAACAGTCTCATAGGCAGATTGAAGGTTTTCTTTGATTTCGTTAACCTTCGAGCTGATAGCAGCTTCGAAAATAGTGCGTGCTTTCTCTTGGAACTCCTCAGAAAGCTCTTCACCTTCGAATAGAGCTTGAACATCTTCTTCGATGCTGAACTCTGGTTCTACGGTTTCCTCTGCTTCGGCAACGACTTCCTCTTCAGTTACTTCCTCTTCGGAAACAACTTCCTCTTCGGTAGTCTCTTCTTCGGCAACGATTTCTTGCTCTTCATCAGCCTCAACTTCCTCGGCTCTAGCGGCTCTGGCGTTTACGACATTTTTGACCTGAGCAAGGGTCTTGCCTGGAGTCTCCAGTTTGTTGGAGTCGTCATCGGGTCTTGAGTTCTCGGGGGTAGGACCACCAAGATCCTCATAAGGAACACCGCTAGCTTGCATTGGTTCAGCAGGTGCAGCGTTTTGTGTTACTACGTTTTCCATTTCCTGTAAGTTGCTATCAGCGGACATTTTCTTTTGATTAACTTTGGTATAATCTATATTTATTTATAAATCAGAGATTTGATAAGAAATCATTGAAGAGTTGTAGTTTGTGCTCTTCAAGTCTTCTTTGATCAACTAAAGTGTTAATACGTCTCTGAGTTCTTTCTGCGAGTTGCTCACGAAGGATTCCACCTTCCCAAACCCACTCTTTTCCTTCCATGATTCCGTTAACGAAAGCATCAGGAGCAGAAGGGTCGGCAACGATATCAGCAGCAGTTGCTAACTGGAAGTCTTCGCCAACAATCTTATGACCTTCATTGGTCATGCGGAGTGAACCAACACCACGAGAAGAAACACCAAGTGAAACACCAGACTCTAGAAGAGACTTGGCGATCTTACCCATTGGGGTTTCAAGAATCTGTGCCTTACCTCTGAAGTTGTTACCTTCTTGAGTCAGACAAGTGATTTTGTGTGAAACACGGTCAAGGTTAACGGTAGGACCATCGGGGTGACCGAGTTCGCCAAGAGCACGACCCTTGTTTACAAAGTTTTCGCAATAGCGATTGACTTCTCTTGAAAGGGTGTCGATGGGATACATTCTCCCATTGCGATTCTTGATTTCGCCTTGAAGAAATACACCTTCGATGTATAACTTCTTATTAACACCTTTTCCTTCGGTGATAATATTAACGTTTGAAATTTCTTCTGTGATGAGTTTCATTTGTTTATGCGGTAAATCCTACTTTTGCACCCTTGACAGTTGCGGCACTAGCAAATACACAATATGTTGGTTGCTTCTCAAGATACTCAACGGAATTTGCGGGCATGGTCATAGAACCAATTCCAGTTCCACTTTGCGTCTCAACAACGGTAACCAGTGCAGCACTTGCAGAGTTATTAACAAGACGAACAACAGTAGCATTAGTAAAACTAGTAGCGGTTCCTGTTGTAGTTGGCAGATTTATTTCATCCGCCAAGAGCAAAGTTCTTGCCATTATTCTTGATCCTCTTGTGGTTCTTGTTCAATTTCTTGTTCAGGTTGCTCACCCTCATATTCGTCACCAAACATAGATGCTGCTACAATAGGTCTAGCAGCATCAATTCTTTCGGCGGCTTTTGAATATAAAGCGGTTTTGATAGCATCAGAAACATCCGACGACTTACCATCAGTCGCAATCAAATCGATAATATTGTCCATGAAATGTTATAGTGTATATACTGTATATTTATATCTCAGCCTTTTTGGTATCTTTTTGCATTTCTGCATCAGTTACTGAACCATCTATTTCTTCATCTGTGACTGGTGCTCCAAGATCTCCGCCTTCTTGAGGCAATGGTTCACCTGTGATAGGATCAATCATCGAAGGGTCGGGTAGAATACCCTTTGCGATTTCATCTTCGATTTGCATATCGATTTCATTGATCTCTTGATCGGTTTGACGAAGAATCTTCTTACGAACGTATTCGGTGGAATAATACTTACCAATATAAGGTTCGATAGTTGCCAGGTTTCCAAGTCTGCCCTGAAGCATTTCTGACTCTTTCAGTTCGGCAAACTGATTATCATACAAGAAGTCATATTGAATATGATCTGACATTACTTCCCAATCTTCGGGAGTAACAATGTTCTTCAGGATAAGTTGAGTTCTCAACATGTCGTTGAACATCTGAGAAAAACGTTTTCTCAGACGACCAACAAACTTAGCAAACTTAAGTTCGTCTCTCAGAATTTCAGAAGAACGACCAAGGTTGAAACCACCATCAGCAGCAATTCTTGACTCTGGAACTCCAAGTGCTCTATAGAGTTTCTTTTGGAAATACTCAATATCAGCGAGTTCACCTAGGTTTTGTCCACCAGGAAGTGTGGTGATTTCTGTACCACGACCACCTTCTCTTCTAGGCAGCCAGAAGTCTTCCATCATGGACATAAACTTACGGTCATCACGGATCTCTCCAGTTGATGCGTCATAAGCAAGTTTATTTCTGTAGCGAGACATAACCTCTTTGAGGTATTGTTCCGCTTTTACCTTAGGCAGGTTACCAACGTCGATATAGAAAATACGACGTTCAGGTGCTCTGGACAAACGATAGATAACCAGAGAGTCCTCAATCATTCTTAGTTGATTGAGTGCTTTGATTGCCTTGTGCATATAAGACAATACAGTTCCTTTGTTTCTATCTACAAGACCAGAACTACAATAGACAACTGAGTCCTTTGCGATCTTAACTCCTTTTGTCTTTCCAGTTCCACCACCAAAGTTTCTGTTTGGATAGTTTGGTTTTGGTGTGTATAAGAAATACTCCTCAATCTGAGGTTCTATTACAGAGTCTTCAGTATCTTTGCCTCTGTTAACTGCCTGGGCAATAGCGAGACCTCTCTTATCCACCTTCTTTTCCTGGCGGATAAACTTCATCTTCATTGGGTCAATGTATCTCAAGTCCTGAATACCTGCCTGAGGATTCTTGAGGTCAATGACTTTCAGATAATAAAGTCTTCCATCAACATACCAGTTTCTAAAAATTTCATGGCACTTCTTATCGAAGTCCATTATTTCTTTGAGATATTTAAACTCTTCTCTAATTACCTGCTTGAGTCTCTCACTAGCGTTCAAGTTTGAGAGTTCAATTTCAACAGGAGAATCATACAGGTCGCTAACAATTGCTTCATTTACGACATCTTCGATGGCACCATCACACTCGGGGTGAAGTGCCATCTCACGATATCTTTTGATCAAGTCATGCTCAGTTTTGTAGATTCCTTCAATGTCAAGATAATGACCGTAGAAACCACTGCTAATATAGTTATCAACCCCGTCCTCATTATTCTGAGGAACGGGGGAAATAACTGAGGGTGGTTTGCTTTGGTCCTTGTCAATGGAGAAACCAAAAAGTCTTGCCATCGTATAACTGTTTGCTTATTATTGACTATTTAGTTAATGTCTTCACCACCCGCATTTGCAGCATTACCCTTGACTGCTTCCCACCAGAGAACTTGGAGTTCAACAGTGAACTCTTGAATCTGACCAGTGCTATCATACGATAGGTCGATAGGAGCAACTTGAGTTGGGAAAACATCATAGAAATGATACTTTCTCAGGGTGCCGCCGTTACGATCTAGTTGATAGATGTAAGCATCTGCCTGATAGTCTGCTGGATCAGTTGTTCCAGTGTTATCAGAAACACGGTTGATGGTGTTCATCCACTTTTCGAAAGCGGAACGAATAGCAAAGTCAGTGTCGTTGATAACCGTGATGGTCCAGGTATCGAATGTACGGTCTCCAGCAACTTTGAGGATCCTTCCTCTGAAAGGAACCTCAATAGGAGCAACGTTAGATGCTGGAAGGTTTGCTGCCTTGACAAGGAAACGTGCCTTGTTAAGAATATCATTCAAACCTTCAACTTCTACCGAACCTGGAAATGAAAGCTCAACCTCAAAAAGGTTTGAGCGAGCACCGCCGCCAGTAAGCTTACTCTTGAAGTCAGTAATCTTTCTTAGTGGGGGTGGATTGAGTTGATTTCTGGTTGCCATTTTTGTGTGCCTCTAAGGTTGATTAATAAAGTAAATATCAGACGTTACCGATGACTTCCGAGAAGGAAACCCCAGTTCTGGTAGCAACGAAGGTCAGACCAATGAAGTTGATTGATCTGTTTGGTTTGATGTAGATGTCAGCGACAAACTCATTGTTGTCGATAACAGCAGCAGTGTTATTTGTTTCGTCACAAATAACAACGTAGTCAAAGATGCCTCTCTTGGCTTGAACATCACGGAGGAATGGTTCAACGATGTTAACAAAGTTGGTTCTTGTGATCTCGTCGTTGAACTCAAACAGTTGGTCTCTAGCGGCAGCAGCGATTGCTTGCTCCAGGTAGATGAA